CCCTCTCGACTTCTGGCTTTTGGGTAACCTGCGTGGGACAATAACACTCCCATGTGCGTGCCCCTGAACCAGTTGTCGTTTGGATATCTCTTTCTACGCCCTAAAGCTACGTTGGCGTTCTTCCTGAGGAAAGCTTCTTTATGACCACGTTACGTTACCGCGCTCGCGGAGGCTACCTACCGGGACCTCCTCTTATTGAGGAAAATAAGAATAGTACTGGTTGTACTGCGCATGATTGGCAGTTACTCCAGAATATTCCTACCGGTCCGTTGTTAGGTAACTTCGAGGAGATGCGGGATAGCGTAACACCTCATTTTCGTGCTCGCATCAAGAAGGGGGAGATTATCCCTACCAACGAGATGCAGAAAACGAAGACGACGGTCGCGATTGAGAATGAAGGGAATGGCATCACATACCAGTTAGTCACACCCGCTTGCAATTCTCCTGTGTTAATTTCACAGGGTCGTTGCGATCACGGGCCTTGGCTGATTAAGTATATGAATGCCGCTAATATTTCCTTTTCACCTCTTTCGCCCATTCCGCTTATATCCAGTCCGGATATAAACGATTTGGTTAAAGAAGTTACCACGAAGGTCTTAGGTGACCGTGGCAATTCGGACAATAACTTGTTCGAATCTGTTGCGGAATACCGACAGGCAATCGATCTCCTCACACATCCTACAAAGCAGATTTTTAAGGTCTTAAGTGACCCTAAGAAAAGCTTTGCTAGTAAAGCGGCTAGATCAACCGCTGATGCGTGGAGTATCTATCGCTGGGGGATTCGTCCCATGGTGAATGATATAGAGGGGATTCTCGAAGGACTTAAGAAACAGGTCGGTGAAAGGAGATTCACTACTCGTGCCTCCCAAACAATACGGAGGGTCACGGCTAGTTCTGTTCAAGGAACGTATGGTATCGCGCGTGTCACTATCAATCAGATAACTACTGACGAAGTGACTGTTCGAGCCCGTACTCTTGATGAAGGAACTTTCAGTGTTGCAAACAACATTGGGTTCTCAGCGAAGGGATTAACATCTCTTCCATGGGAACTGGTTCCTTACTCCTTTGTAGCCGATTGGTTCGTTAATGTCGGAGATTTTATCCGGTCATTAACGCCTGTTCCTGGCCTAAAGTGCCTAGACGATAGCCTCACGATTCTCAGAGTGAATAAGACGGTGTATGGCGCTGGCCCAACGGCCAACGTCAACAACGCCTATTCAATCACGAGACCGGTGTCGGGGAGTATTTCCTCGACTTTAGAGTCTAAGAGTCGGTCAAGACTCGGCGCTCCCGGGCTTATAATCAGATCTGATTTTAGATTTGATAAAGCCCTACGGATTGCCGATGCGTTGGCTCTCGCCGCGCAGCGTCTTGATATCTTAATGAGCCGTTAAAAGCTCATTAAAACCCACCAGTGATTACTGGTGTCTCCCTCTTTACGAGGGTTTCAGCCATTCATTTGGCGTCTTTCTAAGGGATTAACCTTATGTCACTCACCATCAATGCGAAAACCTTTACCGCTGATTCCTTTCAAAAGGATCAGGTCGGCTATATCGGGACGGGTAAAACCGTTTCCGTTAAAGACGACGCGAGTTTGAGTCGGACGGCTCCCAAGCCGACGACCACATTCTCCGGTTTGGCACGCACCGAAGCGAAACTGACTCGGACCCTCACCTTGACTGGTGCTCTCACCCCGACAGGGGATGCGATCATCAGGATCTTGGTGGCGGTTCCCGTTGGCTATGCATCGGCTGATGTGGATACTCTCCTCAACGACTTCGGAGCCTTTCTTGCATCGGCTTCGTTCAAGTCTCATGTGAAGAGCCAACAAGTATCGTTCTAATGTCAACGGTTTCAATCGTTGTCATGATGGCGATTCTTGTCGGGAAAGCACTACTCCCGGATCCAATCTGGGACGAAATGCTTGCCCGTCTCTTCACCCTCTTTCTCCAGTGATGGAGTTAGGGGCTCTAGACTTGGCCTAGATTACTAGGTGTCGTTTCATTTCGCTCGTTACGAGCGTTAACTTTTAGGAATCGTTATGAAACCTAAAGAGGGTCGTAAACTGCACCAGTTGCAGCAACGCCTACGGAGTGACTCTTTCGTACTTTATAAAAGAGTCATGACCGAGTTGTTTAGGCACCATGAAGACCATGACTTTGTTCATCGCTTGAGTACCTACTTTAGGTCCTCTCGCTATGATAAAGCCCTGGAATTCGCTGAGCTCTTGTCGGAACAGACGTATTCCGATGCTACAACGCATTTCGTAGCAGCTCAGTTTGCTCAGTTGATACGGAAGTATCCTTGGGATCCCAAGGTCGTTAAAACCGACCCTGAGGCCAAGGCTATTAGGAAGTTTCTTTCTAGCGAGCACAAGTGTACCTGGCTCAATAGAAAGTTCTCCCTCTACGATAATTTTCGTAGTCCGCATGAAGAACTCTTATCCAGAATGAGGAACTTCATTCGATATGTTATCGGTGAAGAACCTCCCATGGATATGATCTATTCCAACTGTGCTTTTGGTGCCGGCGCTTCTTTGGGGGTCCACGGAGATGCAACTAACCTTCTGAGAAAGCTTTCAGTAGGGAAGTTTTCCGTAACTCCTGGCGCATTCACGCACTCACTCGTTGCCATGTGGCACAATCCCCACCTNCGAGATATTCTTTCGGAGGAAAGGAATGGGTTTACATGTCTAGATTTTGAGGACGCTACAAAACGTCTTCAAAACAGAGTGACATACGTGAATCACAACAAAATAAGCTTCGTTCCGAAAACAGCGATAACTCATCGAGCTATTGCTGTTGAACCGTTGCTAAATGGTTTCCTTCAGAAAGGTATCGACACGACATTAAGGTTATTCCTTAAACGTGTTGGTATCGATCTTGGAAACCAAAGCGTCAATCAGCATCTGGCCCGCTCTGGGTCATTTGATGATTGCGGAGATTCAACTTTTGTCACTATTGACCTATCCAGTGCTTCGGATAGTATCAGTATTGGCTTAGTTAAGTCTCTAATCCCCCCTGGTTGGTACGATCTTTTGTACGCCACCAGGTCACCTTCGTACTTGCTTGACGGTAAGGTTTATCCTTACTCCAAGTTTTGTTCGATGGGGAACGGTTTCTGTTTCCCGCTTGAAACTCTGATATTCGCAGCGTGTTGCTATGCTGTTGGTGCTGGCAAAGCCGGTACGGATTTTTCCGTATACGGCGATGACATCATTCTCCAGCGAGCATACGCCGATGATGCTCTAAAGCTCTTACGAGTTCTAGGGTTTTCACCTAATGCGAATAAGACCTTTATTACGGGTCCTTTCAGAGAGTCTTGCGGAGCAGACTGGTTCGGAGGCATAGACGTACGTCCATACATCTTGGACTATTCTCTCGATTCTCTTGAGAATTTGTTCAAGTGGTTGAACCTAACGCGTCGAAATGAGCTTACTACTCTTTTCTTCGCGGGGACTGAAGACATTATTTTGTCTTCTATTCCGGAATCATATCAGTTCTGGAGACCTGTTAAAGGGAATCCAGATTCTGGTATTGATACCTTTGGTTCAGAGCACCTCACTTCTAGGAATTGTTTCTTCGAAAGAAGAAGCATGACCTGGATTTGTAAAGTGCTCCTGACTAAACCAAAACCTGATAAAGGTTTTGGCCTTCAGACCTATCGACGAAATTCCGTCGATATGTATGCCCTTCTAAGTGGTGTCTCTTCGAGACACTACGAAGTCGGGTATTCCTTTCGTCGAAAGACGAAGACGACCGTATCTCTTGCGAGATACGGGGAAGCCATAAGTAACTGGCTTCCCTACTCCTAATATTTTTGTTTATTAGGAGTTTCCCACAATCCTCC